TTGAATTGCAATTCACCGCCCTGCAAGCGTATAAGCCGTGGGTGAGCGTTGGGGATAGATTGCCGGAAATTCCAGAGGGCAGATACGGTGTTATGTGTAATGTCATGGTAGATAATTGTAGTAGTACCAAGGTGATGTCGTTGTTGTATGAGAGGGACACGGTAAGAGGGAAAACAGTTTGCAGATGGAAGTGGTACGGCAAGATATCTCCGTGGAACGTTACCCACTGGAAACCACTGCCAGAACCACCGAAAGGAGAATGAATATGGGGCATTATTTGAGCGAAATGCACGCAGAGGACGATTTGGTTGGGGCAAGAAAACAATCCGATGCAACTACTCGAAAAGATCGAACAGTTGAAGAAGTGGCTATTTCCAAAACGGAAACAACCAGTTGCGAATGGTGCGATAGCGGAATAGACACCGCTTCTGTGATGAGTGCAGATATGATGATGCGTTTTGTAAGACCAGTAAACTTCTGCCCTAATTGCGGTCGCAAACTGAAAGGAGAATAACGTATGAAACAACCATGCTGGAAATGCGGGGGAACAGGAATTGTCCGCAACGAGGAAGGCACGGTATACGAAACAGTATGCCCCATCTGCGGGGGAACAATGTATCTGGATGATATGGTGTATAAGGGCCCAACTATAGACGATATAATTGCAACCCAATTAGAGAGAATTTCAGGGTCTGCCAAAAATATCGACAATCACAACAGTTTAGTTGGCATAACCGAGAGAGTTGAGCGGTTGGAAAAGCAATTAGAAGCAATAGATGGGCTTATCGGTGAGAAGGATGAATATGTTTCGACAAAAACAACCACCTGCGCACAGACAGATGAACTGTCCTGCACGGATTGAGGTGGGGGAACGATGGGCGCAGTTAAGAGAACACACCCAGATGCGGTAAAAAAGCAGCAGGTAATAAAAATAATTCGCCGACTAAAACAGAGCTTTTGCGACACAATGGGCTGGCCTTTTAAAGACGTGACGTTTGAAATTAAGGGGGTTTCTAATGATAGGGAAAAAAGGTAAGGGCAAGGAGGCTAATCATGACTGATTTGTATGCGATGTTTCTAATCTCAATGAAAATAGCAAGCATGGCAACCAAAGGCTTTTTAATTGATTTTGACTATGTGGAGAACGAAAACTTTTATGTCCACATATTGAAAGACAACAAAGAGTGGTTTTTTGACGGGTCGGCAATATTTCCAACAACCACATTAAGACGGCTAGAGCAGATTGAGAAGGAGGTTTATCATGACTGACAAGACTGAACTAAAAGTTATATCAATAGCGGTGTTGATACTTGCACTCATAGCGTTTATCAGCATTTGCAGTATAAACATTACGGCGCAAACGAAACTCAACGCAATCGAGATCGTCGCACGACATCATGCTCAGGAAGATGCTGACTGGTGGCAGATCGTCGAACTGGCAGGAGGTGGAGAATGAGAGAGATAAAGTTTCGTGGCAAATCGGTATTGTCTATTGAGGAATTGAATGACAAGGAAATACCGCACGATAACGGATGGGTATATGGGTGGTATGTTGACGGTTGGATTGTTGGCGAATATGCCGATTCCGATGATGAATGGATATCTTTTGAATGGTGGTCACAAGTCATGCCAGAAACGGTCGGACAATACACCGGCCTGAAAGACAAGAACGGCGTGGAGATTTATGAGGGTGATTTGCTAAAAACGGAAGAAAACGACATTTATCGAGTTGCTTTTATTGAATCAAGCTGTGCCTTTGTCGCTTGTTTTTATCCAGACGATTACGACATTGTATATTTAACAGATACGGTCCCAAACACATACGATGAAGTCATCGGCAACATCCATGAGAAACGAGGTGACTTATGAGATACTCATTTAACTGGACAGAAATCGACTCGTGCTGGAAGTGTCCGATGCACGGATATTTCAACGGCAAGGCGCATTGTGAGTTGTCTGACCGTGACATCATGGACAGTACAATCCCAAAATGGTGCGAGATCAGGGAAGAACCGGAGTGTGAGGATAATGTGGAGGACAATGAATGAGTGGTGGGGTGTGGACACAGGGGTTTGATGAAATCGTTGAAAAGTTTGATTCATACAGGTCAGGTGATAAACGGCTTGACCGACTCGCTGACGAACTGGCATCCATATGCTACAAGCAGGTAGCAGGGTTCTCTGACATGCCGAAAACCGACGGTGGAACGCCTGAACTTGTCAGGTATGTTGAGCATCGGGAATCAGTCAGGGAACGTCTGATACAGCAACTTGAACGGCTGTCAACACAGTTTGATGAAGTGATCGCCATGACAAAACACCTGAACGGCATAGAGTATCAGGTTGTGACTCTATACTACATCAGGGGATGGCCGATGCACAGGGTGTCACAAGAGATAAACTATTCTGTCCGGCAATGTTGGAATATCCGAGATCGTGCATTTTATGAGATTGCTCAAACATTGCACACCATTGCACAGTGATCCGATTTACAATGTAAAGTGTAAAGATATAAGAGAGCGACTGCCGAGAGGTGGGTCGCTCTTTTTTGCTGTGGAGGTGATCGGCTTGAAATGCGATGGGTGCGTATGGTGCGACATAACGATGCGTGACGGCAACGGCAAGCCGATACAGGTCTATTGTTTGCCTCATCCTGGAAAATGCAGAGGAGATGTTCATGGACTGGAAAAACCGACTGATGCGACTGAAAGCGGATGGGAACACCTACGGCGAGATAGCGGACATCCTGAATGATGAGTTTCCCGGCGATCGTTTCACAGGTGATCGTGTCCGTGGATGGTGGCGCAGGAATGGTCATAAAACAGAACACTATGACCTGTTGTCGCATCTTAGGCGGGGTGCTTCGCTAGAGGACATAACCGACGACGCGAAAGTGTCTGAACGTGTTGCTTTGGCGATGCTAGAGGACCTGTCTGACAAGGGTGTATGCGTTGAGGAAGTCAATGGTGTTTATCGGATTGCCAAGATGATGCATGATGAGCCGGTTCACATCGACCGGACATGGAACGGCGACAAGGTACTGAAATTTGGTGTTTTGTCAGATACGCACTTCGGATCAAATTTTGTCCAGATCGGGCATCTGCATCAAGCCTACGATGACATGAAAGCAGAGGGCATTGATACCGTCTACCACGCAGGCGACATGACAGAGGGCGAACGAATGAGACCGGGGCACGAGTATGAGTGCTATGTCCACGGCGCTGACGCTCACGCTGACGAGATCATGAAGAACTATCCTGACAATGGGATAACGACTTACTACATATTGGGTAATCATGATGCTGCTTTTGTCAAACACGCCGGGGTTAACATCTCACGGATGATAAACCGCAAAGACTTGATCTGTTTGGGATTTGATTCAGCGACGATCAACCTGACACCGAACTGCACGTTGGAACTACGCCATCCGGCCGGCGGTTCTGCCTATGCCATATCATATAAGCCGCAGAAAACCATCGACGCATTATTCGGTGGTGAAAAGCCTAACGTCATGGTGATTGGGCATTACCACAAAGCAGAATACCTGTTCTACCGCAACGTGCATTGTCTGCAAGGCGGCACACTACAAGGCCAGTCAGGGTTCATGAAACGAGGTGGGTTGGCGGCACATGTCGGCTATTGGGTAGTAACGTTACACGTGAATAGCGACGGACAGATCAACCGATTCCTACCGGAGTGGAGACCGTTCTACAAGTCAGTTAAAGACGACTATAAGAACTTCAGGTGAACAAGTGGAGATTATGCGGTAATCAATATCATGCAGAAGATATAAGTACAAGGCTATAAGGGTATACAACGGTCAATAGGTGACAGGGGTGGGAGTCCAGACCGTATAAAGGAGAGATCATGATACTGCCGACAGACAAGTGTAACAAGTGCCGGATATACCTGTATGGCTACTGTGACAAGGTCAGGGCGCTATATGATGCACAGTCTCCAAAGCGTCTTGAAAGGGCACGGCAAGGGATAAGGGATTGTACATGGCCAAACAATGGGCGAGGCAGTTCTATGCGTCAGGAGAATGGCAGGTAGCAAGAGGGCTGGCACTAAGGCGAGATCACTTCACTTGTCAGAGATGCGGTGCAAGGGCAGAGGAAGTACACCACATCATAGAACTGACACCGGATAACATACATGACAGGCATATCGCATTGAACGTTGATCTGTTAGAAAGTTTATGCCACAACTGCCACACGAGAGAGACGCAGGGAAGCGATGGTGATCTCGACAGGGGATATATATTCGACGCTGATGGGCATGTGGTGGAACTGTAGCCCCCCCGGTGTAAAAAGAAATATAAGGGGGTTTCCCTGACAGGTGGTGGTCTATTCTGTTACCGACCGAGGCCACGCAAGCCTCCCCACCTAAAAAACGACCTCTAAAGGAGTTGTATACATGGCAAAATTAAGCAAAGAAAAGCGGATAAAAGCGGAGATAGACCGGCTTATGTCGATATATGAAGATTTGAGCGAGATTGAGCTATCTTCCATTGATGGTCTAATCCGCAGGGCTGCTTACATGCGTGTGACGCTTGAAGACTACGAGAAAGACCTCGATGACAACGGATATATTGAGATGTTCACGCAATCCGAGAAGACTCCACCATATGAGAGGGAACGTCCGGTTGCCAGACTATACAACTCGATGAACCGAAACTACCAGACCATCATGCGGCAGTTGGTTGATGCTCTTCCGAAAAACAACACAGAGGTCAACGAGGAACTGATGGAGTTCCTGAGGGCAAAATGAACTGGCCGAGAGAATACCTCAAGGCCATCGAGTCTGGTGATGAGGTCGTCTCAATTAAGGTAAGGGAAGTATATAAGAGGGAAGTCGCTTGGATGGACGATCCGGACTTCCCTTTTGTATTTGACGAAGCCGCAGGTCAGAGGCCGATTGATTTTATCGAGAAGTTCTGCCGGCATTATGAAGGTGAGTGGGCCGGCCAAAAGATTAAACTTGACCTGTTCCAGAAAGCGAAGATTCAGTTGGTCTTCGGATGGCTTGAAAAAGACACAGGGTTCAGACGCATTCGTGAAGTCATCGACATCCGTGGCCGGAAGAACGGCAAATCGACAGAGACAGCCGCAGTTGAGTTGTATTCCCTGATCGCTGACGGTGAGGGCGGTGCGCAGGTCTGGTGTACGGCCAATAAAAAGGACCAGGCGAAGATCATTTTCAATGCGGCAGTAGCAATGATGCAACAGTCCAAGATGCTGCTTGGGATATTGAGGAAACGGCAGTCTGACATCTATTTCCCTGCCACGTTCTCCATTTTGGGTGCGCAGGCGGCAGATAGCAAGACGATGGACGGCCTGAACGCGCATTTTTTCTCACAGGACGAATGGCACGAGGCCAGGACCCGGAAAATCTACGATGTCATGAAACAATCACAGACAACCAGGCGGCAACCTTTAGCCTGGCTGATCTCGACGAACGGATTTCAGCGTGAGGGTTTCTTTGATGATCGATACGACTACGCAACACAGGTCGCATTGTGGTGCGATGGATATGAAGATTACAGAACGCTGCCACTGATCTACGAACTGGACTCACGAGACGAATGGCAAGACCCGAAGTGTTGGAAGAAAGCGAATCCGGGTCTCGGAACAATCAAATCCTATCAGGCCCTTGAACAATGGGTTGAGGACGCTAAGCGAGATCCGACCGCTCTGCCGACGGTTCTGACAAAGGACTTCAACATTCCGGAAAACACGAATCAGGCATGGCTGCCATATGAGGCATGTGTCAATGAGACGGTTGTGCCGATTGAGCTTCTTGAAAAGTCCTATGCGATTGGTGGTTGTGACTTGTCTGCTACGACCGATTTAACCTGTGCGACTCTGCTGATTAAAAAGCCGAACGATGACAACTTTTATGTACTACAAAAGTATTTTCTGCCGGAGACAAGGGTTAAAAACGTCGAGGGCAACTCCGCAAGGGAAGCACCGTATCAGTTATGGTCCGGACAAGGCCATCTCCACATCTGCGACGGTGCAACGGTTGATTACAAGGCGGTGACACAATGGTTTGTCGACATGGTTAAGCAACATGACATCCGGCCGCTGTGGATAGCATACGACCGAGCCTTGGCAGGGTACTGGGTGGAGGAGATGCAGGATGTCGGGTTTGATATGGAACGTATCGCACAGGGGCCATTTACGTGGTCATATCCAATGAAGCGGTTGGGTGGATTACTGGAAGACGGTAGGGTTATTTATCAGAACAATCCGATGCTTAGATGGTGCCTGTTGAACACCGGCGTTAAGACAACAAACCGAGACGGTATTCAGTCAATTCAACCGGTTAAGACAAGTGCGACTAAAAGGATTGACGGCATGGTCAGTCTGTTGAATGCGTTCACTGGTTATTGCAACCATGAAGATGATTTTATCACTTACGTAAAACAGAGAGGAGTGAGTTAATGGGGTTACTGGATAAGCTGTTCGGCTTCACAAAAATCAACTATGTGTATGCCGGTTCATCCTCTCGATCTGCACCTTTCAACAAAGAGGCATATCAGCAGGAAATCGTTCGGTCGGTGATCGATGCGATAGCGACACATGCGGCAAAGGCAGAAGCACTGCACGTCGTTCTGGACAAGGACGGCAGGATAAAGGAAATCAAGAGAAACTCGCCATACGTGAAACTTCTGAATCAAAAACCGAATCCGCTGATGACCGGGTTTGATCTTAAGTACAAATTGATTGCTCAGGTTCAAGATCGAACGACGGCCATGTGCTACATCAAGTGGAATGGAACCATACCGGAAATGATGATCCCCATTCCGTTCAACAACTTTGAAATATGCGGACTAAGGGGAGGCGGGTATGCGGTTAAATTTCTCGATTATTCAGGGGTGGAAAGTGCGCTAAACATTGAGGACATTGTTGTTCTGCGGAAATTCTTTAACCGTCGAGAGGTTAGCGGTGACGGGAACGATCCCATACTGAACACGCTTGAAATGATTCAAGCGTCCAACGAGGGGCTGTTGTCCGCACTTCAGGTTGCCAACAAGGTCAGGGGTTTGGTCAAGCAGGGCAAGGCGATGTTGGCTCCTGGCGATGTGAAAAAATCTCAGGATGATTTTGCGAAGAGATTTGCTGACGCTGCGGCTAACGGCGGCATTGTTGGCCTTGATGCAATGGAGGACTACAGACCGCTTGATGTTAAACCGTGGGCCGCCAATGCGTTGCAAACCAAAGAAATCAGGGAAAACATTCTCCGCTATTGGCGCATATCAGACTCGATACTGCAATCAGACTATACGGAGTCACAATGGCAGTCGTTTTATGAGTCGGTGATTGAGCCGCTGTTGATCCAGATGGGGCAAGCGTTCACGAATGTCTGTTTTACTCAAAGAGAGAGGGATTCTGGCAACCGGATTATTTTCAACACTTCGATACTGCTGAACACATCCATGCAGACAAAAGTTGGAATCGTCACGGCGTCAAGGGAGATTGGTTTGTTTACTAAGAACGAACTGCGCGAAATGTTCGGTTATTCGCCGATTGAGGGCGGGGATGAAGCAGAGGTCAGCCTGAACTATGTCAAGGCGTCTGACCAGAGCAAGTATCAGACAGGGGAAGAGGTGACCGAAGATGAATCTTAGGATTGTCTATGGCGCGCCTTGCTCCGGGAAAACTACCTATGTCAGAGAGAACATAGGCGAAAAAGACATCGTTTATGACTACGATGAGATTTCAAGGGCGATCACTTACGGAAAGTCTCATCTGGCAAAGCGAGACCTGACACATCAGTATGTCATTGAGTTTCGACTCGCCATGATAAACCGCTTAAAAGACGAAACAGAAATTGAAAGTGCATGGTTTATTTCAACTTTTCTGACGGATACGTTCAGGGAATATGTTAAGGACATGAATCCGGAGTATATCAAGATGGATGCAACAAAGGAAGAGTGCCTGGCTCGACTTGAAAGCGATGACATGAGGCCAGACAAAGAAGAGTGGCGAGCAAAGATTGATGAATGGTTTGACAAGTATGGAGAGGAGAGTCGATCAATGAACAGATCGAATCTGATTGAAAGACGGTTTGATTTTGAGACAAGGGCTTTGCCAATTGATGGCGAAGACAACCAAGAATTGTGGGTTGAGGGGTACGCCGCTCGGTTTAATTCTCCGACCGTCCTATTTGAGATGGATGGTAACGAGTATTTTGAGCAGATCGCGTCCGATGCGTTTTCTGAAACGAAGATGGAGGACGTTATTTTCAACTACAACCATTCCGGCCGGGTGATGGCTCGGACCAGAAATAAAACCCTACAACTGGCCGTTGATGACAACGGTCTTTTTATTAGGGCGAGGCTTGACGGAACGGAAGAGGGTCGGTCGCTGTATCACGACATCCAGAACGGATACATCGACCGAATGAGTTTCCGGTTCACGATCGGATCAGAGGCATTTGATAGTGAAAACAGAACGTGGACAATTCTCAGGGCGAAACGGCTTTATGATGTTTCGGCTGTGGATATTCCGGCATATGACGACACGCTAATTGAAGCGCGCAAGGCTGATGCGGAGGCGGTAGCTCGGGAAAGTCAGCGCAAGGTGGAGACCGAACTTGCAAGGCAGAGATTGGCATTGAAAACAAAATTACTAGGAGGATCTTAACATGCAGAAAAGAATGAACGAAATTCAGGAGCGCAAGACCAGCATCTTGGAAGAAATTAAAGAGGCTGACGATGTGCGCCTGGCAGAACTGAACGAAGAAGTTGACGCGCTGAATGGCGAAGAAAAGGAGCTAAGATCAAAGATGAGCATTAAAGACAAAATGATTCCTCTTGTTGAGGAAAGGGATGACGACAGAGAATCTCGCGCTCGCGAGTTTATGACAAGCAATCGTCTGGCGATCCCGGCGACAGAGACCAGAGCCATCTTGACCAGCACAGGCTCGCTTGCGAAACCAACCGAGGTTGGCGGAATCAATGATCCACATAATGTTGTTTCTTCGATCGTCGACATGGTTGCCGTTGAGGACCTTACCGGTGCCGGATCATATAAAGAAGCCTATGTGAAATCATGGCAGGCGGCTGGTGCGGCGGTTGATGGCACAGCATCTGATGCTAGTGATCCTTTGTTTAGAACCGCGGCGATCAATCCGTTCCAGATCGATGTTCTGACCTACGTGTCAAAGAGCATCCGTAAGCAGACGCCTTTGCAGTATGAAGCGAAAGTCCGTCAGGGCGCGCTGATTGCTCTCAAGAAAAAGGCCGTTAATTATATCATCAAGGGCAACGGATCAACCGCTCCGTTTGGTATTTATCATGCGGCAAACACCGAGACTTCTCCGGAGTCCATTACGGAAGCCTATGAAGTCACCGCTAATACTATTGACGGAACTACGCTCCGCAAGATCGTTTTTGCCTATGGTGGAGATGAGAACGTTGGTGCCGGCGCTCGGCTGTTCTTGAATAAGCTCGACCTGATTAAGTTCGGCGACGTCCGCGGCACAAACGAAAAGAAAGCAGTTTATGAAATTATCCCGGACGGATCAAATCCGAATACCGGCGTTATCAAAGACGGTGGACTGGCTGTTCCTTATGTGATTTGCTCTGACGTTACCGCGCTTAGCACCGCAACGTATTCAGCGACGGACATCCCGACAATGATTTATGGAGATCCTGCCAATTATAAACTGGCGCTGTTTGGCGACTATGAAGTTAGTGTCTCCGAGGACTACAAGTTTGCGGAAGGACTGCTGTCAGTTCGCGGCGAGGCCTGGATCGGCGGCAACGTTATTGTTGACAAGGGCTTTATCGTTGTGACGCTGACCGGAGCATAATGGAGGAATAGGCTGTGGGTTATTTTGACGACTATGTAAGAAGTGAAGCGCCGGGCTTGCGGTTAGAACAACTGACCGCAGTCCACTACCAGATCCCGGCAGCCAAGGTTGTTGTTGCAGACCCTGACGGTATGCTTGACGGCGAGGCGCTGCCTGCTGCCGCAGGTTTTGTCGAGGTTGATCATCAACCGACATACCCGAGATCACTGACGTTTGTTTGCAGCGGCACTCAGACGGGCAAGGCAACTGTTTACGGGCTGGACATTTCTGGGAATGAAGTCACGGAAGATGTCACGTTGACGAGCGACACGCCCGTTGAAACCAACAAGGCTTTTGCATTTGTTGAGAAAATCAAACTGCCGGACAAGGTTGCCAGCGAGACCATCGACATTGGTTGGGGGACTAAGTTTGCCCTGCCATACAAAATTGCGACTGCCGGACTGGTGTTGGTAAAACTGTTTAACGGCGCAACTGATGCTGGGACTGTGACGGCCAATGCAACTGATCTGGCGAAGAATGTCTATGTGCCGGCAGGAACACCTGACGGAAAGAAAGCGCTGGACTTCTATTTTCTAGTGTAAAGGAGATTTACCATGGCGGTAACTGCTGCATATCTGGCAAAGATTCGGCGTGGGGTCAGAATCCAATCGGACACCGACTTTGATGCTGAACTGACAGACATAATTGAAGAGTGCCGCCTCGACTTACAGGCGGTGGGCGTTACCTCCACGGCGGCAAACGACGAATCGGACAGTCTCGTTCTTGGGGCTGTCCGGTCGTTTGCTCGTTGGAAATTCCCGATCAACGAGAAGACCGCAGAGCAGAACCGTGGGGATTACATGCTCCAACGTGATGAGATGCGGCGGCGTACCGGGTATATGGAGGAAGACGATGTGGAAACATAAAGTCAAGCTCGGACAATGGCAGGAAACGGTTGAGTATGGCATGCCGGTTCGGACGCTTAAATGGACAACGCATTTCGCTAACAAGAAAGCCGTCAGACAGTCGGAGTTTTACGCTGCGGCAAATGTCGGGTTAAGACCGGAAGTGGTGTTCGAGATTTATGCGCACGAGTACGACGGACATGAGATGCTTCAATTCGATTCGGTTGACTACATGATAATGCGGACATATGAAAACGGCGACATCATCGAACTGGTTTGCTCGGCGAATGTCGGTGATGCGAATGGCTAGAAAAGCGTTCACGTTTGAAAGCAATCTGGAAAAGGTTGTTGAGAAGATCGAAGAAAAACCGCAAAAAGTGCTGAACGTGGTCGGGCAAAACCTGCGTCGAGAGATCAAAGGAACATTAAGAAAGTATTACGGAAAGAGAACCGGAGATCTCGACAAGTCGCTAAGTTATTCACAGAATAGAAAACTATACAAGGATTCAACCGGCGAATGGCCTCCAACACGGAAGCCATTTTTGTTTATCGGGTTCAAGAAATTCTATGCACCGTTCGTTCTGGAGAATAAAGACCCGATGCGGCCGGTCGTCGTGAAGAACGCGGACCTGATAAAGGAAATGCTCGGCAAGGCCATCGACGAGATAAACAAGGAGTGATGTTATGGACACTTTAGCATTAAGTCAACAAATACTGGCATCGCTTCAAGTGCATCATGCGAGAACCTACTGGAACAGGTCACCGCAAAGTCCGGTGTTCCCGTACGTTGTGTATAGTTTCGACTCGATCAATGCAAGCGACCCGTCGACTGACTACTACTTGAACGTTGACATTTTTGAGAATATCAACGGTTCGACGGTGGCGATTGAACAGTTGGCTGACGAGATTCAAGACGAACTGGACAACAAGGTTCTCCGCGCTGACGGACTCAACCTGCATCTGGTGATCGAGCAAAGGCAGTTTATTTCAAGCACAGACCTGATAACGGCGCAGCTAATCAATTTGCGATTTGTCATCAGGGCATATTTCGTATAGGAGGAATTATGAGCAAGAACACAGCAGAAAAAATCATGCTCGGCTGTGGCGTTGTCTCGGTCGGTGGAGTGCCGCTCGGCTTGACTCGTGGCGGTTCGACCTTTACGGTTGAACGTGAGATCAGACCGATTGAGGCTGACTGCGACAGGGGTCCGGTCAAGGGTCGTGTTGTAATTGACACGGAAGTACCGAAGCTGACAGTCAACGCCTTAGAACCGTTTGCGGCCGATGAACTGAAAAGTTATTGGCCAGGTCTGGAAGTCGACTCGACAAATGTAGACTATGACGAGATGACAGGAACGCTGTCAATCGCCGCGTCTGACTATGTTGATGTTCAGTTTGTAGGCAAGACCAAAGACGGAAAGGCCGTCACCATTCAGGTCGACGATGCGATCAACATGGCGAACATCGAGTGGGGTCTTGAGGACAAGAACGAGGTCGTTCCGTCGCTTGAGTTCACCGGACATTATGATGATTCAACTAGAGATGTACCTCCGTGGCGTGTGCGCTTCTCCAAGGGCGACAGCTACACGGTTACATTCACCGTATCTGACAGCGGCGGCTTATATGAGGGTGCTGATGTCAACCTGTACGGCCGTACGGTTACAACCAATGCGTCTGGCGTGGCGGCGTTCGTTAACATTCCAGAGGGCACAAATTATCCGTTCAGCGTGGTTGCCGGCGGATACGAGACATATCATGGCGCGGTCACAGTCGATTCAGCCGAATCGGTTGCGGTCACGATCACGGCAATTTAACAGAGGGGAGGGCAACCTCCCCTTTTCTTTTTCACGGAGGTAACGTATGCGTGAATTTACGTTCGACGATGGCTTCGCCTTGTCTGAAATTCTGGACAAGATGAACATCGACATTGACATGAACGCCATGGGCGATGCCCTGAAACAAGGGAACAAGGAAGCGCAGGCCTATTTTGGCGGCCAACTCATTCTAACATTAGTCAAAAAACTTCATCTGGCAAGGCCGGAGATTATCGCATTTGTCGCATCAATGACCGGCGACCCGAGAGATGAAGTTAAGAAATATAAGATCAGTCAGATTAAGGATTTTTTCGTTGAGTTATTCAAGCAAGAGGGTTTGGCTGATTTTTTCTCCTAAGCAGGGGATTGAAGAGAGAGCGTCTCGACGATCTTCTGCTGCATCGATATTCCAACATTGAATATGTGTACCGTCAACCGATTGGTCGGGCGGTCAAGTTGGTACTGACCGCTATTGAGGAAGAGCGCAAGATCATGCTCTATCAACAATGGCTAATGTTGCTGACTAAAATGACAGACGAGAGTTTCGTCTCGTTTGAGGACTTCTATGAGAAGGCGAAGCCGAAACAAATCGACATGAGACCGAAAGAGGAGATCATGAACGAGATTCTAAGAGGGGAGGGCTGACTTATCGAATTATTCCGCCTCATCGGTAGCATACTGATCGATGACAAGGACGCTATTGATGCGCTAAACAAGACTGATAAGAAAGCCAAAACAACCGGCGAGAAGTTGGGCGGCATGGCAAAGACCGCCGGGAAAGTCGGCATGGCTGTTGTTGGCATGGGAACTGTTGCCGCCGGTGCGCTGACAGGGATTGCGACCAAGACCGCAGAAGCCGGCGACCGTGTAGACAAGATGAGCCTGAAGGTCGGCCTGTCTCGTGAGGGGTTCCAGGAATGGGACTATATCATGTCACAAAATGGCATGAGTATCGACTCCATGCAGGGCGGCATGAAAACGCTGACGAACATGTTCGATGATCTTGGTAAGGGCACCGCCACAGCGACAGATGCGTTTGGCAGACTCGGCTTGTCATATGAAGATATGGCCGGCATGACAAGGGACGAGATGTTCAACACGACGTTCACGGCCTTGCAAGGTGTTGCCGATGAAACGGAACGCGCCGCACTTGCGAATGACCTGTTTGGCCGGTCCGGTGCAGAAATGGCACCGTTGTTGGCGCAGTCGTCCGAATCAGTTGATGCGTTGAGAAGTAGAGCGCACGATCTCGGCATGGTGCTCGGCGACGAGACGGTTGACAGTGCGGTTCTGCTTGGCGATACGCTCGACGATCTTAAGGGCGCAGGCGCAGGTCTCATGAACTCATTGGGGTCTGCTTTGATGCCGGTCCTGCAAACAGTTGCCGACACGATGCTTGAGAACCTGCCAATGATTCAGGACTTGTTTGCGAAACTAGCACCGATTCTGGCCGATGTGTTCTCAAAACTCCTGCCGCCGCTGATAGACCTGATCTCCACGCTATTGCCGCCGCTGCTTGATTTGTTTGCACAGATCATGCCGGTGCTTGGCGAGATCATGGATGCTGTCATGCCGGTCATCATCGACCTGCTAGAGATGCTGTTGCCTCCTATTATCGAAATCGTCAATATGCTGTTGCCGTTGCTGATCTCATTGATTACACCGCTGTTGCCGTTGCTTCAACCGATATTAGCATTATTGCAGCCGTTCATTGATCTATTGATGATGATTATCACTCCGTTGGTACAGATTCTGAACCAGATATTGCCGCCGTTGTCTAGGTTGTTCGGCGACATCGCACAGCGTGTTCTGCCGCCGCTGACAAGAGCGTTTCAACTGGTTGCCGACGTGGTCGGCACACATGTTAAAAATGTGTTTACCGGCATTAATTCTGTGATCGACGGTGCGAAATCCGTGTTCACCGGCCTAATGAATTTCATTGATAGAACATTTATCCAGAAATGGAAGAACGCATGGAATAGCGTCAAGTCGATTTTCAGCAACGTATGGACAGGGATAAAAAACGCGTTCAAGTCACCGGTCAACTGGATTATCGATGGGTTTAACAAGTTCACAAGAGGAATCAACAAGATCAAGATTCCTGATTGGGTGCCGGGCGTTGGTGGTAAGGGGATCAATATCCCGTCCATACCACGGCTCGAAGTTGGCATGGACTATGTTCCGTTTGATGACTTCCCGGCGCTGCTGCATAAAGGCGAACGCGTCCTGACAGCAGATGAAGCAAAGGGTTATCGGAAAGACGAACAGGTCACCTACAACATCTATCTAAACAACATGCCGGCATCTGATAGCGATAAACGCAAGTTGGCACAGTATATCGAGGAAGAACGCAGGAGAGGCTTGAAAGCGAAAGGGGCGATGGCATGACAATCGATGGAGTCGATATTGCTACCTATGACCTGACGCTGTTAAAAGTGCCGCCTGTGACGAAAGCGGAGAAACGTGTCCGCAGAATCACGATACCTGGCCGAAGCGGATTCCTGACGGAGTGGTCCGGGGACTATGAAAGTTATGTCAAAGAACCGGAATTTTTATACACCGGTTCAGACATCAACGAAGCCCTGGACTTTCTCCGGTCCGCTTCGCTTGTCATCTTCCCGAATGAACCTGACTATGCGTATGCGGTCAGGGCAGACGAGAAGATTGATGCGGTCAGGGAACGGTCCGGTATCCATAAGATCACGGTGTCGTACATCACCGAACCGCTGAAACGACAAGCGACCGAAACGATTTATGCAGACTTGACAACCTATTCTGTGACGAATCCCGGAACGGAAACTTCCTATCCGAAACTGGTGGTCACCGGTGTAGGCGAGCAGACGGTCACAATTGGTTTGGAAACCATCACATTAGACTTTGATGCTGGCGGCGAAACAATCACGATTGACTCTTTGAACGGACAGGTATACTCCGGTACGACGAACGCATGGTCAAAGTTGACCGGTGATCTGCCGGTGTTTCCGGTATCAACGTTCACGGTCTCAACAACCGGAACTGCTTTAACTGTTTATCCCAACTGGAGGTGGACTTAATGCTAATCTCTGACGGCGTTATCCGTGGACAAATCAATCCTATCTCTGCGGTTATCCGTCAGGAGATCAACGGTGAATATTCATGCGATATCGAGATTGCCCTGTCAGATGAACTGGCAGGGTATTTCGATATAGATGCCATTGTGTATTTGGACGATGCGAACGGTACCGTTCAGCAATTCAGATTAGAGCGTCCGACAAAGACGCTTGATTCTCTGCGTGCGTTCGGTTGGCACATCAGTCAAGACCTAGCACATGACATGATCCTTAATGACGCATGGATAACTCAGACCGGTTCTGCTGTATTGCCTGATTTATTGCAAGCCGGAATTTCGGAAACACGGTTCACCGGCACATCAGACATAACGTCGGAGAACTCGCTTCGCATTGTCCGCAAGAGTGTCCTCAATGCCTTAATCGGTGACGATGACAACACATTCGTCAACCGGTTCGGCGGCGAGATCGAGCGAGACAACTTCACGGTCAATATGCTATCTAGACTGGGTGCTGAACGTGGTTATCGGATTGCGTACAAAAAGAACTTAACCGGCATCGAGATCATCGACGACGCATCAACTATTGTCAATCGAATCGTGCCGACATTCCTGAATGCTTCGGACGCTGCGGTTCTTCTTCCGGAAACCTACATTGATTCTGTCCGCATTGGTGACACGGCTGTGCCTCATGTGCGGTCTATCCACTACGGCGACATCAAGGTCGGTGAAGAAGTCGACGGTGTCGTTCCCTATCCGACTCTGGCAAGTGCGTACAGCGAGGTCAGAGACCGTGTGGCGGCCATGTACGACGCAGGTATAGACAGACCGGCATTGACTGTTGATGTTCAATTCGTTCAGCTTAGAAACACCTTGGAATATGCAGATTTCGCCATGCTTGAAACCGTTCTGTTGGGCGACACGATCAGGGCAGACTATGAAGACTACACGGTCACGAATCGGGTGGTCGCTTACGAATGGGACGCTGTTCTAAAACGGTACAACAAGATCATTCTAGGGACTGTCAGACCATCCGTCGATGCCATGACCGCAAGTATTGCCACACAGGTTGCGGAGTCGGTTGACATTAATGTCCGAGAGAGACTGGTGTCGTCGATTGTTAGCGAACTGGTCAAGATCAACGAGCACATCAACGGCTCAATGGGGTACTACTCAACCACCGTCACGAATGCTGACGGCTCTATATACACATATTTACACGATGAAGAAACATTAGAAGCAAGTTTATATGTCTCATACGTTCCTGAGCCTGGCTCATACGTCTGGACGAATACAGGCTGGAACGCTGGCAATCCGTCATGGACTTACGGCTACACGCAAGACGGCAACGCTGTGTTCCGTTTGCTGTCGACGGTTGGCATCAACGCTAACTGGATTAACGCAGGGTCAATCGACACCAATGTCATTTACGTTGGCGACGAAACACTCACAACGGCCTTGGCGAATATGCAGACGCAGATTTCGGAACTGGCATCTGGTTCAGGCAACTTTATCAGAAACTCGAACTTTGGCACATACGAAAATCCATACGACACGTTCTGGGGCGAGGGTCTGACGTGGGATTTGCTTGAATCACGCAACATGGACTGGAACACATTGGAGTCAAGCATAACAGACTGGAACGATTTTGAAAGCGGTGATTTTTAATGAGAATGTCAGGGAACAACATGATTATCCGCAAGGGTGACACAGAAGAATTTACATTGTGGCAAGAAAAGGATGGCGTTCATGTTCCGTTCGTTGATGGCGATACGGTTTATTTTACCGTCAAAACCTCAACTAAAACAACAACTAAAACCTTGCAAAAAATCATCACTAATTTTATTGACGGCAAGGCGATTGTCAGACTGGAATACGCTGAAACGAGTTTGCTTGAAGTTAAAGACTACGTGTATGACGCACAAGTCACAAATGCCAACGGCACAAAAAAGACGATTGCGGGCCCGTCAAAATTCATCGTAAGGCCAGAGGTTACATATGATTAGGGATAATGACGGTCGATACGGGGTCGTTCAGACAAATGGCGATCCGCTTGCACGAATGGTTAAAGGGGGTCTGACATGGGATTTACTTGAATCACTTGAACTGACATGGGATGAGCTTGAGGGAAAGGTTAGCAGTTGGGATGAATTTGAAACAACGGATTGGTGGTGATTTTTAATGGCAGTTGATACGACAATCCAATTTAACGGTCATAACTCATACAAGGTCACCGAACTGTTACTGGCTTATCCGTTCGGCGTTCAGGGCATGACATATATTACACATAGTTTTCAGGTCTATTGCAATTCGCCTTTGGCAAGTGCGACTAGGGCAAAGACTAAATTCTTTGACGCTGACGGTGCGACACTAAGCGAGGTTTCTCATGCGTTCGCTGTGCCTGCGGTTTTTGAGAAAATAGAGATCACCGTACCTGTTCCGGCAACCGCTGTTCAGGCGCAGTTAGTTTTCTTGCATGGCGGCACAGACTGGTGGTTCGCTGAACCCAAGTCAGAGAAAGGCCAATCAGCGACTCCGTACAATGTCAACTACGCAGGACAACTGACCTACATCACACCTAATGGCGTGTATACCGGCATGGTCACCGCAAATCAGATTGTTGTCACCGGTTCGATTGCACAACCTGACGAAACGCTAGAAACAAGATTGGTGACGATCAACAACAACGCCATTAACCTGTCATCTACGGTCAATAATCACGAAACAAGAGTCACTACAATCGAAGCAGGTCAGGCTAGTTTTGTTAAGTTTGATGATTTAGGTACACCAAATGGAACGTATATTAACGGCGGTAATATCAAGACCGGAAAAATACAGTCGGTTAGTGGTGCATCATACTTTGACTTAACCAACGGACAGATCAAGTCAAACAATGTTGATCTAACAGGTAAGATTACAGCAACGAGCGGAAGCGTCGGCGGTCTTATTGTTGGCACAAATGACTTAACGATAACCGTTAGTAAAGTGTTTGGCCCGTTTTCACAAACCGATCTCGACAGGGTGCAGAATATTATTGTTGGACATATCACACCTACGGCAACAGATTATGATAAGTATGATTTTTTCGGCAATGGACGCTTGTCATCGGTTACGTTAAACACAATTATCCGAATGATAAATGGAACTTATGGGTGGACTAATCCGGACACAATAACTTATCAGATTGTCTTTTCAACCTCTGGCACAAACAATCTCATCACACTAAAAAACGATAAGACCACAGCACAGACAATCCTTAGGCCAGGGTCTACTGAAACACCTTTTGGAAATTTTAACCAGGTCAATACCGATATATTAAGAGTCCAAGATGTTTCAGGGGTGAGTGGTTCCTTTAAGGCGAAGAACGCATCAGGCAACGATATAACAGTCACAGTAACTGGTGGGCTTATCACATCAATCGGTTAAAGGAGGCAACACATGAACGGTGACACAACTATACAGCGATTGGCACAGCGTATCGCACAACTGATCGCAGAGAATGAGATTTTGAAGCAGGAACTGCTAGAGATAAAGGAGGCCAATGATGGCGAGTGCAAGCAAGACACCGAATCTTAACCTGCCACAATGGGTGGGTACAGAAAAGCCTGAACGGACGGATTTCAATGCGGCGTTTGATGCGATAGATGGTTTGGTTGTGTCTGGAAGCAACAGTAATGGTAGTTACATTAAATTTCCAGACGGTACAATGGAATGTTTTGCGGAACTAACAGCCGCTTATGCTCAAATAAATAGACTTGAAGCAACTTGGACATTCCCCCAGAATTTTGTTGGAAACAACCCGATATTGTCAGTCACCAGAGAAGGGTCTATTAATGTAACGCCGATTGACCTTAGATATATCGCCTCTGGCAGGGTTAATGGACTAACTAATGCTACCGTTAGGCTATTAGACCCGTCAGGCGGTTGGGTTGCAGGAAATGTCAGACAAGTCTATGTTAGAGCCATCGGGCGATGGAAATAATCAAGGCACAAAATAACTTACACAAACATCAAATTTTCAGCCAATATTCAAATCTACTGTGCCATAAGCATAGATAGTGCACTCGCCAGTGTCTCTAATAGTAATAGCGACTGAACCAAATTAAGATTAAACACAACTAGACAAAATAGTAATTTTATCGAACAAACGTTCTGAAAGGGCGTTTATTTTATTGTGAGGACAGCGCATGGACGAGCAGAGACTGGAAAACAGGTTGACGAAGTTAGAGGAATCGCTTGACTACATTGGTGAGGACATTGAGGAATTAAAAACCACACAGGAGGACATACATAGTCTGGCCATGTCGGTCAACGCATTGGCGTTACAAGTCAAACGTTTGGTCGATGACATGTGCAAGGTAGACGGTCGTCTGGCGGCGATTGAGGGTCGTTCCGGCCGGTCATGGGATAGTTTAGTTAAGACCATGATAACTGCCATTGTCGCCGGTGCAATCGGCTATGCGATTAACGTATTTTTAGGGGGATAATATGAAAGAAAAACTAGCAAAATTGATTGATGTTAAAACCATCGTCACATTCGCCGTTGTCGGCGTTTTTTCATATCTGGCGGTTGTTGGCAAGATTGAGCCTAAGGACTTCATGGGCGTTGTGCTTATGATTATCACTTTCTTCTTTGCCAAGAAATCGTCAGAGGGGTGATTTAATGAATAACTACGGACTGGCGGCCTATGCTGAATCTCTACTGTCCAGTAAAGCCAACACATGGTACATGTACGGCAATAACGGACACAAGATCACCGAAAAGTATATCCAGGAAAAAAAGAACCAGTACCCAGACCGCTATTCTGACAGCCACATCGCTGAATTGAGAAAGCATCTGGGTGCGATCGGATATGACTGTTCGTCCATCATGGACCTGTACACCGGACAAGACAAGTCGGCTAATGGTTGGCTGTCTGCCGCATCGGAGTCAGGCTCGATTGACACCATGCCGGAGATTGTTGGACTGTCAGTGCATTTCAACGGCCATGTCGGGATTTATGTCGGCGGTGGGTATGTGGTTGAAGCAAGAGGTACATGGCATGGCATCGTCAAGACACGGCTACAAGACAGGCCGTGGCGAAATTGGGCGAAAGTGCCGGGAATCAGTTACGAGGAGGAAGACGATATGATTTTTTGCAAACGAGGACAAGGCTCGATTGCTAGTCCGGATAAAGATGTTGTTGAACTACAAAACGCCTTTGTTCGTCTCGGTATCGAGATGAAAAGTCCATCAACAGGCAAAGTGTATACGGTCGCTGACGGCAGCTACGGTCCGGCCACATCGGTTGGAGTTCAGAACTTTGAAAAGAAATACGGCATGACCGTTACTGACGGTGACACCTTTACCGACATGCACGTCCGTGCACTATTGGGTGCGATGGCAAAACTGCCAAAGAGCACCGGCATAACACAAAGCCAACTCGATGCCGCCAACGCAAAGGTCAAGGCTGCGGAGAACGCCAAGTTGGTGGCAGAGAATAAACTGGCACAGGTCAGGCAAGCGGTCAACATAATTAAAAACGCATAAAGAAAAACCCCTCGGCTTCGGTCGGGGGGTCTTTTTTTGTTTGTAGATATTGTTTTAGTGTAGTTATTGGAGAAGTATTTTGCAATACTTTTTACAATAAAAATATCTTGTAAAAATAAAGATTTGGTGTTGACCTGCTATTTTACCTATGGTATTATATAGATAATAAATCAAGAAAGAGGGAGGGAAACGATGAAAATCACACTTAAAGCGGCAAGAGTTAATGCAGGTTTAACGCAGACAGAAGCGGCAAAAGCAATAGGAATCGGTGTTGTCACACTTATTAAGTGGGAGAAAAATCCTGACAGGATGCCTGTCTATATGCAAAGACAAATTGCTGATACTTATAATTTACTGCCGGAAAACATCAAGTTTTTACCTGACAATTAAACTATAAGTCAACATCAACGCAAAGGCTTAGCCACAACCGATGCGGAACATAGCGGCCGAGTGTAGGGGCGAGAACAATCCCTCGCAGCAGATTCCCCAATCCGGCGCAGAAAGGAACTTATGGTGGAAATAAAAAATACCGCCGGCTGCAACCGACGGTTAAGAGGTGACTTATATGACTAAGACAATTATAAACCACTACCCACAGCGTGTCAAAAGCAGACTAAAGGACAACCGGCCAAGGGGTGTTGATCTTCATGCCGCTGACCGTCAGAAAGGCTGTCCGAAGTGTTCAAGGTTCATCGGGAGGGCGTTATGAAACCTTACGAGAAGCTCTTTCCAGAACTTCGCAGACAGATGAAAGAGATCGATATGACGCATGAGGAACTGGCCTACCGCATGGGACGGTCGAGGGTTTATGTGACAAGGGTGTTCACGGGCAAGACCAGTCCACGGCTTGATGATCTTATCAAGATCATGGACATCGTCGGGTTCAAGGACGAACTGGTATTCAACGGGAGGCTAAGACTGAAATGATTGCTTTTTTACTGGCGATTTGCATGATCGCTCTGGCGGTGCTGATACCGTTTGCGGTCTGGAGTTTTGTGGAACTTAAAAAGATTGATAGGGAGGATTTTTATGACACGTTTGGACGTTAAGGTTGGGGATAAGGTGAGGGTTGTTAAT